CTCTAAAAGACAAACTTGACACACCTGGAGTAGCGATAAGCGCTGTTGTTATTGCCTCAGCCGTTGAAGTTGAATTAGTAGCCAGGGTTACTTTGCGAAAGTTGCGCGCCTGCTCGTCAGTTTGTGTAGTGCTGCCCAGCGTTGCTGATGCGTTGTTCGTTACTGTTTCCCATCCAAGAACGCCGCTAACAATAATAGTTAAAGTGCCCGGGTTAGCTGTTACCTCGCCCGGCTCTGTTGCCTCAAAAACCCCAGCGCCGTTACCTGAACCGTCAAGGGTTACTGCTGAAATAAGCGCCCATTGCGTGCCTGTAATGTTATTTTGTGCTAATGAACCCGACGGGATAATAGTACCTGGTACGCCTGTCAAATCTGCTGGTACAGTTGAAAAAGTCTCAGAAGTTCGTTGAGAACCCAGCAAAGCTAATATTGCATCAAGAAAAACACCGCCGGCTAGATTGGGGTTAATCTGATTGGCTAATTGGGCGTTATTTTGTAATAAACCAATACGGCTCAAAGCTGTTTGATTGATCAATGCCCCTTGGGGGGTGCTTGGTGATACGTTTAAATCAGAACCAAAAATTACTTTGTATTCTGCTTGCACGTCTTGAAGCACCGTAGCGCTATCTGCTATTACTGTGCCCGTCTCATTAATAAATCTATAATCAGACATAAAAACCTCTAACTATTAGTTATAACTGTTGTGCCATAATCTGTCTCGATAACGGCTTTGTAAACCAGGTCATCACCGACTTGATCAATCTCTAAACTGACAACTTGAACAACTCCAGGCTGAGATAGAATAGCAGTTCTAATTGCAGCTTGATAAGCTGAAATATTAGGCACCCCCACAAAAACCGCCTCAAAATAAGGCACCCCAATATCGGTTTGTAGAACTAGCTCGCCCAACTGAGTTTTAACTGCCTGCTCACAACCTTGCTTGACTGCATCAAGATTAGTAGCTAATGCAATGTTACCGTTATCGTCAAGAAACAAGTCATTTTGCGCGTTAACTGATAATGTAATTACATTAGTCATCTTTAAACCCTAAAAAATAGTTCCGTTAACGTCAACAACAGGCGCCGTTAGTTTAACTTCCGTGCTGCTGTCAATATTAACCTGCCCTGAACCTTGTATTTCAACGCCGCTTGAAGAAATAACGTTAACTTGCTGACTGCCGTTAATGTTAACTGTAGGTGCAGTGATATTAATTGCATTGTCGCTTAGCTCAATTTTAACACTTCCATCTAGCTTTTGCAGTACTAAGTTATCGCTGTTGTAACTGTAACCGCTGAAAGCGTTCGGAATAAATACCGCATCGCTAAAGCTGTGCTGTCTTACTGTGCCCGGTGGTGATTCAGATAGTGATTGCAAGAAAATTGAAATGTCGCGATCATTGGCTTTGATATAGCCAAAGTCGCCGGCTTTTACTGGAAACGTCAAAACAAAGCCACCCCCGCCCATGCTTAAAATTGGCACTTTCGCAAACTGTGCACGGCTTACTTGTTCGCCGCCAGTTGTTATTAAGTATATTTGCGGCTGGACTTGAACAAAGCCATCTTTTACCGCTATCACTTTAGCTGGCAACATGTCGTCGTGATCTTTTAAAATCTTATTAACAACAAAATTTATCGTGCCCACTAGGCAGTCATTATCAGCCGGATCAATGCTGGGGTAGTTTATCGTCATCGTCTGCGCGCTCCGTCGGCTATATAATAAAATGGCTCGTCTCGGTTAGCTATGTCAAACGCTAACTTGTACACTACATAATCACCGTTAACACTTGGATTCTCTGTGCTTTTAACTTTTATTAATCCGCCTACGCGCGTATTAGCATCTAATAAAAACTTAACCCTAACCCCCTGCTCAGTTATTTCTGGAATTCCAACCATTCCGGTACCTGCGTTAACGACTGTTTCTACGTTTTGCAGAGGCACACCCATGTCTTTAACAACTAGCGTGTTGTCGTCAACAAAAACATTGACACCCCCAACGAAAGCTAAATTATTAACTTGCTTAGCGCTCGAACCGTTAAAGCTAAAGTTAGACAAGTTTTTATCACTTGCTTGAAAGTTTAAAACAGTGTTTAGGTCCTGTGCTATTTGTTTAGATACTACTGATAGTTGAACGTTTGACGGCTGACTTTTAGCTAGCACATTTCCTTTGATAAAGTTACCGGTAAGGCAATTAAGTTTTATAGTAACGTCTGGCGGCTGTGTTAGTGATGATCTAATAATATTACCGCGAAAAATTACTTTTGTGCCATAAGACTGGCGCCCAGCTTCAACAGTTATTGTCTTTGGTGATTGATTAAGATTAAAAGGTGACGTCTCAGTTAACAAGTAGTCTTGCGTTTCTTTTTTTAAGTTGGCAATAGTAACAGTACACTCATTTTGTAATGCGTTAGCATACTTAGTGCCTTGTGCTGTTATCGCTAGATTTTCGTAAGTTGTAGCGGTGCCATTGATATCAATTGTGACCTTTACAACTCGAAGGTCAAGCCGTTCCACGTGAAACCTCAAGCTCTTCTGCGCTAGCGTAAACTAAAAATTGATCGACGTTAAAGCGCGTATAAATCGGGTATTCATTATCAATTGTTATAAACGCAAAATTACCATCCTCAAGATAATTATAAGGTATAATCTGTTGATTCGGCTCGCATCTTACATTTTCTATAACGACTTTATCATCTCGTTTAATAGTACACGTCATTAAATTGATAACATATCTAAGTGTTATCTGATAAAAAACATTGTTAAGTTGCAAGCTAAAACTTTGATTGGGTATTTGTGCTAAGTTTATTTCAATCATAGTTATGCTCCGAAACCAATAATGTTAGATAACGCTGAACTGTTTGTGGGCTCTTGCGGCTCTTTTATGCCTGCGTCAACTGTTGATTCGTTTGAGGGGTTGCTTGGATTAACTTGTACATCTGAACTCTGTGAACTAACCACTTGTGCTTCTTTAAGCCTTAACGCAATGACAATAACTCCCTCGCGCTCTGCTGATTCTTCATGCGGTAAAGCCATAATAAACTGATTGCGATAATCGGCTGACCGCGTCTGTACAATAACAAACTTACCGTCAGTGTAAATCTGCTTAATCTGATTATAAACGTCTTTAACATACTGATACTCTACAAGTATCGATAAGTTTATTTCAACTGGCATAATAACCCGATGATCTGTAATGATTGCGCCTGTTTCGATAGGGTGCTCCATCGGTCGCGATTCTTCGCGAATCGTAGCGCGCATTAGTTCAGCATTAGTGAAAATTTCAGTTAAGTTTTCGTCTAATACTTTTACATCATCAGATATGATCGCCATTAGATACTAACTCCATCATCAAAGGTGTTAACTGTCTGTCTAAATTGATCAACCATTGATTGTTTAAAAGCTGCGGCTATACCGTCTGCATCAGTCGCTTGTGTTTGTATTGTAATGTCACCCGTATTTACCGCTGTTGACTGACTGCCTGCTCCGTTGCTTTGTAGATAAGGTGCTGGGGGTGCAGCTAATAACGAATTGTTAGTTAACAAATTAACGTTTTTTTGTGCTGTTTTATAAGCTGCCGAATCATCAATTGACATATCTGCACCGACGTTCATTCGATGCGGTGCTAAATTTTTGATCTTATGAAAAACACCGGTCACTTTAGTTACTGCTGCGCCTATGTCATCGAAAAGGCCTGTAAAAAGCTGCTTAATACGAGCAAAAACTCCCTGGATAACTTGCCACATTTGCATGAAAACACCTTCAATCGATGCGCCTGCATCTTTCCATGCTTTAACAAGCCCACCAGTCACGGAAATATTGCCTTCAAGAAAACTTTTAATATCGTCATAAACTAACGCAAAAGCGCCGATTAATGCACCAATGCTCGCAGTTATAGCAACAATGCCAGCATTAGCTATTATAAATGGTGCTGCAACTGCTATAGCTGCGCCGGCTATGCCAAGTAGTGCACCGGTTATTAGGTTCGCATGTTTTGCAAAAAACTCACCAACCTTTGCAAATTTATTCAAAACATTTGTTAAAGCTGGAAGTATTTGTCCAGCGGCTTCTAAGAATGCCGTTCTAAAAGCTTGTGAGGAATCATGCCAAGCCATGCCATATTCGCGAACAATTACCGCATTGTGCTTGCTAACAAGTCCTAATTCTTTTTGATGATCAATTGCTTTTTGTACTTCGCCGCTTCCTTTTCTTAAAAGCTGAACGGTATACTCATCAAGCCCAAGCATGCGCCCGTAACGTAAAGCTTGCGTTCTGTTCATTCTTTGAAGAGCATCAGCTAGCTTAGGCAAAACCTTAAGTGCATTTTGCCCGGATACGTATAATCGTTCTGATAAGTTTTTAAGTGAACTTTGAAAGCCTTCTGCTGTGCCGCCTATTCTTTCAACTGCGCTCCCCCACATGTCTAGCTCATCAGCATTAACCTGCAAACTGCGAGAAGCTTTGTCTATGTTTTGCGCGTATTCTATGGCGCCTTTAAAATCAGAAACAAGCGAGTTAACAGCAACAAAACCAGCAAGCGCGCCGGCTAGTCGTTTACCTAAATCAAAAAAAGAATTGCCAAGGTTGTTAGCTTGTGCGTTAGCGTCTCTTAAGTTACGCTCTAAGCGTTTACTTGATTGTGCTAATTGATCTTCGTCTTTTTTGACAGACTTAGCGCCTTGACTTTTAAACTGTATATAAAAAGTATCTAAGACAGCCATATATTAGCCCCCTTTCTTTTTCTGCGCGTGCTGCATTGCTAAGTATTCGTTATAACGAGTTACTAGAATAATCTCTAAAATGTCAAAAGCGTCTTCTAAGGTGTAGATTGTTCTGAGTTCGTGGAGCGTAGCTTTTCCTGCTCCGACAATCCCTCCAACAAGCCCGTCAACATTTTTGAAATCCACTGTGGAAAATTCTGGACTAAATCTCCCAAGAAACTCGAGATTAGCCCTTCTTCCAAAAAAGAGCAGTTGTACTCCAGCATCGCTTTTTCAATCTTGATTAGCGTCTCCCAGCTTGGCACATGATTCTCAACTAACATTTTATCATTAAGCTGAACTTCTAGCACTTTTCCGTCTTTATTTTTAGAAATAGCACAAACATAGCTCATAAGCTTTAACATGACTTCTTCATTAGTCGCATAATCACCTAGCTTAGGCACACTAGAAAGCGGGTACTTTGAAATAATCTCCCTACCCGCGATACATGGAAACTTATGCAAGATATAAGTCTTGCCGTCAATTTCTGTTTTTTTTGGCTCAAGTAACATCATACAAAAGAATATCCGCTAAATTGGAATTTATAAGTCATTGTTTCAAACCGGCCTTCACTGCTAATAGTGTAACCGGGTTTGCCGCCTACAATGATACCGTCGTTAAGCTGTGTAAACTCACCGTTGGAATAATAAACATTAGCTGTTATCTCATCGTTAGCTAGAACGCTGTTTTGCCCTACTGTGTTAGCTTGCAACAAAATGCTTAGCGACTTATCCGCTGCACTAGTTGGCAATACAGAAACAGACATGTTGATAATAGCTGGCTTGTTAAATCGTGCGGTATTACCATTTACGCCCATCACCAGTTCTGCTGTTTCTATATCGTCGAACTCAACCGGGTTAACGTTATCAGCAAAAGACTCGACAAAAAAACCAACCGGAAAGGTGCCTGTCGCTATAAAATAAACGCGACTCCCAAAACCTGCAATATTAAGTGACATTGTACACCCTCCCCTAGATTAAAATATGAGTGCCTTCGGCTTTGCGAATAACGTCGTCTTTGCTGTATACCAACACATAGACAAGTTTATATTCGACCGAAGAGCCGACAGTTGTTGTTTCTATTACGCAATTTAACCAATAGCCCAAAGTTTGCACTTGTTGATAAGCATCTGGATCATTAGTTACTTGTCCGATATAAAGCTTTTGCAAATCTGTTAAGTTTTTACCTGCTTCAATGGTACCATTAAGCAAAGCTTTTTGAATCACTGATGTTAAAACAGTTTGACATTGAGTTGCACCTGCTGCGTTTGCTGGGATCTGTGCAAAAGCTAAAAACAAGTTCATCAAAGCAACACCTGCTGAGTCTTTAAGCCATATCTCATTAGCATAAACATTAATATCGCTAGGTGAGTTTTGTTGACCCTGTAGCTTGCCTCTTTGATAAAAGGCTATCTGCTGCCCTGCTTGTTGCGTTACGCCATAGTAGTTTATCAATAGCGAGTCTAACAAGTCGGCTGTAGCATCATCTGATACACTTGGAGTTAAATCAAATTGTTGAAACATAAAGTTTTGAACAGAGTTTTCACTCCCATAATTAGTAGCAGCAAAAATCATCATCGGCGCTTGCTCGGGATACTCTCCGGCTGTTTCCGATAATGTTATCTCTACGCCGTCATAACTTGCAAGCGCTGTGCGATAGCTTGCAGCATCAGCTAAAGCAACGGGCACCGTGTACATTACCCTAATGTTTTGTAGGCTTGTCCATTGTGCTGCTTCAATAATTTCATCCAAAGTTAAGCTAGGAATAAATAGAAAAGTTCCAAAGTTGTTAGAAGCGTTCCAAGACTCTTCTAATGTCTCTGTAATTGTCTCTACCGCTGCACCATTGCTAAGTGTCGCGCCAATAAGCCAACCTAAAGTATCAGCAATTGGAGTACCTACAACGCCCTCAGCAACGCTAATTGTCGACGGTACAGGATTACCCCCTACAAACTTAAAATAACCGTCTGTAGCTTCCCAAGTAACCGTAGCGGTCGCCCAGGCTGGGGTACCAACTGCTTGAATGGCATTCTGTATTACTAGCGCCACATCAGCTAAGCTTAGAGCTGTTGTAAAATCCAAACCGGTGAAATCTTGAGTATCGCCCTCAATGGTAATACTTAGCGAACCATCTGCAATTGCTTGATAAGTCGTTAACGATTGAGTTTTAACGGCACCGAAAATAATTGGAGGACTAGCGACATCCACCCAGCGTGCATAAGATATCGCTTGAGGGGTTGTGATGTTCTTACTAATCCACCCAAAATAAAACACGGCGCGCGCGTATTCTTCAGAGCTAGTGCCAAAATAATCGCCCACTTGCTCGGCATTGTTAAATTGTATTAATGTTTTAGGTGGCAATAATTCGTTAGTTGTAAATAGCCGCCCAATAAATTGGCGACCTACTGCGCCACCGGTTGCGCCAACAGATGATGTTATATCAATGTAGCGCTGAAAACTAATAGTCATAATATCCCCCCTAAATTGAAACAACTATTTCTTCTTTTAATTCTACCACAGGCACTATATTTGATATAGTCTGTAAGTGCGTTAAAGTAAAAGTAAACGACGGTGAAGCCTCAAATTGATCTCTGTCGTCCATAAAATACGGGTTTAAAACATCGGTTACACGTAAAATACCAACATTCTGCGCCCACAAGGTCGCTAGCGTTGCATCGCTTTGCATTATGTAAGAAACACGATTGACAAGGTCCGACGCTGTATAAGAGTTTGTGTTATTAACGTCTTGTAAAACTAACGCTGATATCTGAAAAGTTGTCTCATATTGCTGGCTTTCCGTGTGTACTTCTTCTTGGTCGCCTTCATTCCAAACGTCTGTTATTTCGTGAGTGCCGTAGCGCTTATCGCCTATTTTATAAAAATAAACAGTCGGCCCGGTATTTATGCCTTGTTGTGTCGGTTGATAGGCTTGCTTGATAACAACTTCTGGAAAGTCTGCAGCTAGTCCGTTTTGTATAATTGGTAAAAACAACTTTATTAATTCGTTATCGAGCATGCTAGACAACCTTTCTTATTTTCACACATAGAATAGCATCCCAACCATCTTGAGAAAACCATTCCGTGTCGCTCTGGCATTGGTACCGGTTGCCATTATATTCGATTTGATCACCCGACACATCTCGCTCTATGTCTAGTATATCTTGAGGCACGTAAAAAATAACGTAATCATTTTGCATGTCAAGTCC